GGGGTTGGTTCTGCAAGATTTCCATTTGTATCCAATCCAAGAACGTACATAGTAATCAACAAGGGATTTTGTTGCGTAGGATCTCCGTTTACGTAATTCGCAAATGTTTGATCGTTTTTAGTTACGTAAGCTTTTGAAACTTTACCGTACATTGGTGGCATACATAATACTCTAGCTAAATAATCCTGTTGAGTAACAGCTCTCCATTGAGTAGGAAACTCTGCCAATGTATTCATTCTCAATTCGTCTACAGTATCTCCATCACCCCCTCCCACAGAAGAACTTACGTTATTTGTTACTAGCGTAGATGCATTTCCGTTTTGACTTGTGTATTGTACCGATACTACATTTGTCAATTCTCCTATAGAAGCGTTTGAAGATGCGCCACCTCCAGCTAAATAGTTAAACGTAATGGTAGTATTAGTAGGAGCAAGACCGTAAGTTTGTGTAGTGACAAAGTTAGTAGGGTCCCATGAGCTAGACAAATAGCTCAATCCACCGCCTGTAAAACCTACACTAACGTTATTTGGGTTAGGTAAAACAGCGCTGTCAGCCACAGAGTTGATACCAGGACCGAACTCTATTTGTAACGTATTGTTGCTTGTGAATCTGGATACGAATCTTCTTGGAACCTGTTGCTTTTGAATTATGTAAGGAACTTGATTCTGATACTGATTCAAAGCCGGGTAGTTCGCAGCCGTATTGGCCACTGGGGTCAATATATAGTCTTGAGCCAAATAGGGAACTTCGTACCAATTGTTTCCATTTGAATCAACGGCGCTTATGATCTGTATGATACTAGAGTCGTTTATGGCCACAGTAGAGAATCGTTGTGAAGATCCGAAAGAAAAGCTCTGGTTTTTAACTTGCCCAGATATTGCGTTAGTTGATTTATTTAACAGATACGAAGTAGGTACAGAACCTCCGTTTACTTGGTACACAGAAACGGTCGTAGGATTCAACGAAGAAGATACCGTAAAGTCAACAACATTTCCTATGTAATAGTAAGAGCTGTTATTAATATTTGACTGAACTTGCATTCCAGGTTGGATAGTCAATCCGTAGCTAAAGTCGGGAGTGGGTTGTCCACCCACTGTTTTCGCTGGAACTTGTTGATAAACGTCCAAATTTACTACCGCAGCAGAGGTAACCTTTGGTCTATAACCAAGCATATAAGCCAAAGTGTATAGGTTGTTAGGTTGCTTTGCGTATTGTAAAAAAGTTTCTTGTATTTGATTGTCCAAATAGAAAGACATTACGTCTCCAACGTAGGCTGCCATTTCAATGAACATGGTACCAGGAGACGCTTGGCTAAAGTCGTTATAAACTGTTGGATAATACGATTTAGCGTACTCAATCAAATCAGATTTGAAAGAGGTAAAATTCTTGTTTAAATATGTAACGTCTATCTGATTGGGCATCTTACGCGTTTTGTATGTTTATCACTGCAGTGTCCTGCTGATTGTTATTATTTAATCTATAACTAACTGTCACAGTCACAGATTGAGTGTCAGGATCAGAAGTTATGGATAGTTCTGTTATTGTTATGTTCTTAAAATAGGCCTCTAACTTATTTGTCAAGGATAATTTTAATTCTTCCAAGCTATAATTCGTGATAGGATCAAAAAGCATCCTTCTCAATCCGGCTCCAAAATTTAAGTTAAAAGGTCTTTCGTTAACGTCGGTCAATAAAAAATTGATCAGATTATATTTGGTCTGTTCTTGAGAAGTGAATACAGGAGTGAATACGTTGTTAGCAGCAAAAGGTATCTTGACTCCCAAAGAAGTCGAGGGTTTAAGATCTAAAGCCGGTATTTTTACCAATCCGTATGCCATATTACATTACTCCCTTTGCTCTTAATTTACTCATTAACTCCGTAAAATCAGGAACCGCATTTACTTGTACCATTTCTACTGCAGAACTAGCTCTTGACGTGGCCAACATATCGTTAACGTCTCCTACTGGAGCGTCTATGTTTTCCATGAAGCTCATTCCGTCCATGTCTACGTCTGGAGCTCCAAAAGCCATAACGTCCTCTTGTAACATACTAGAAGCGGTCTCATTTAATAACTTACTCATTGGATCTTTACCCGCAAAAGGCTTCTGAGATTGCTGAAATTGCTGAGCCGGGTTAAATGGTTTTGTGTTTAAAGTTCCCGGTATAATTGGTTTTTTCGCCACAGGTTTTGCGGCTTCTTGTAATGGACTCAACCCCTTTTTCTTAGCAGATTCTAATAGTCTGTTCTGCTTGGCAAGAGCCTCCATGATCAAAACGGGCATTTCTTCCCTGATCGCATTTTTAACTTCCTCTCTAATAAGGAATCTTAATTTAGCTAAAGCGCTTTGTTTTTTTACTGCCATATTGTATAAATATCAATTTGTTTAAAATTATCCTTGATTTACTGCGCTAAGATTTTGTTGAAGCTGAGAATTGGCTTTTGCCATTGTTGCTCTCATTCTATTTCTTAACGCTTTACCGCCTTTTTGTTTGTTCATAAATGCGTTCAATCCAAGGCCACTATTTTCGTCCTCGTTGTCCGGAGAATCCAATCCATCGTTTATATTTACATAAACGTCTGGGCTGATAGTGTTGCCCTCAACGTAGGATAAAGCCTCATTTATACTAGATTGTTGATCCGAAGACAAAGAACTCAAAGGTATCTTTATTAGCTTTTTGGACTCTAGAAGCAATTTAACTTCCTCTATTATAATAGCATCGTTGGAAGCGTAGGTAGGGGTAGTTTTTACCACCTGTACTCCGTCAGAGTCCAAGGCTATACCGTATCTTCTTGGTATGTTGTTTGAGTTTTGTAGCAATTCCTCTTTGATTATCTGTATAGTGTACCCACCGTAGGTATTATTGATCTGGGTAGTCTTGTTTTTGTTGTTTTGTAAGAACGCATTTAATTGATCAGATGTGTCTTTTAAAGTACCCAAAGTAGATTTAAGATCGTCCACTAGTCCTTTTGGAGCGTTGTTGCAGGCCTCTAAATTGGTTATAATTTGAGATATATCGTTTATTATAGTCTGCACGTCTACGTATATATCAGCTACTATAGAGCTCAATAAGTTCAACAGTCCAGATATAGAATTAAGATCCTGTACTATGGTGTCTATGAAATCGTTTATCTTTTTTAGACTATCGCTGAATCTAACGTTGATACCCACAACAGTGAATTCGTTGGGGATTGGCAAGCTCTTTAAAAATTCGGTAACTACGGTAAGAGTTTTTACCAACGTTACTGCAATATTAACGTAGGATTGAGCGGCTCTAATGGTGGACAATACAGCTTGACAGAATTTTGTTATGGCCGATACTTGGATTCTTATAGTTTGCAACATGGGTACCAACTTAGACAAGTCCTTACCTATGATAGAGTTTAACTGCGCCAATTGTTTCTGTAATATAGAATTTGCAGCGTTATCTATTACTTGTAAAGCCGGTCCAGTAGCGTAATTATAACTGGAGTATATGTTTATGGACTGAATCTTTATGCAGTGAGTTCTAGTATTATTAATAAAAAACATAATATTTTGAACGTCCGTTTGCTTTAAATTGGGTAGGTCCAATTTGGAGAAAAAAGATCTGGCCTGATTCAAGTACAGATTGCTTATTAATAGTATAGGAAAAGCCCCCAATAGTTCTTTGTCCGCTATAGAGCCTTGGTATTTTGTATTGAAAAGATAGTTCAACTGATTTATAAGATCCACTATAATTCCCTGAGGATCTCGTAAGTCTTTAACCGGAATGTCCCTATTTTCTGACTTGATAAATTCGTCTATTGTAGATTGTATAACGTAAGACTGGTATTGAAGAGCGTAAGCCTTTTTTACTATCTGAGGACTAGTACTAACAGGAGGTACGTTTGGATCGAATTTATACCCTTGGATGTTTCTCAATAGGTTAACTTGATACGACAACAAGGCACACAGATCCAAAGAAGACACTGTACCCAAGACTCCCAATATTCCTATGTCGGATATTCTGTCCCTAACCCCAGCAGTCTTATATTCTCCGGGGGACAACACTTGAGTTCCATTGAATACCTGATCGATATTCTTTTTGAACTCGTCCATCTTCTCGTTTGATGTTTTGATTGCCCCTTCAAATATAGTTTTTATTGACATTATCCTAAGTTATTTTTTTGTAAAAACACAACTTGAGATCTAGTAGAATTCTGAATAGCGTTTCTTATTTGAGGTAATTTAAGGGCCAAAGCATTTGCAGGTGCGCTTATGTTGGTTCTCAAAGTAGAAGGGACAGAGTACTGTACGTCTTTTGCTTGGTCGAAAAATGTGGTCAAACTGTCTATTAATAGCAACAGTTCGTTGACCAAAGTATCTCCCAGTAATACCGGTTCTCCCTTTGTATCCGCATCTTTTTGACCCAGACTTATGATTGGGGAGCTTATGGTCACTCTCGTCTTTGCGTCTATGTTAACTGTATTGATACTAGACAAACTAACTGCCTGTCTTCCAAATACGAACACAGAGTCTTTGTCTGCCAATAGAGTAACCCTATCGGAAGTTATGATGGCCTGATTGCCTGTATATGGAAACTGCGGTGTGTACATTATTGTAAGCTATTTAAAACCAAAGAATCCTGACTAGCAGCGTCTTGGGAATCGTTAGAGATTGGAGGTTGATAATAGGACGCGATAACATTTTGCTCCTCTACTTGTACGTTAACGTTATTGAAGGAGTCTAAAGGATATTCCGAGATAGAGTTTAATACTATCTTTTGGCCTGCAGTTAAATATATAGAAGAAGGGTCCGTGTTAATGTCCTCTACCGTAGTTGCAAATTTGTCTACCGTATTAGAAACCTGCCCTTGACCGTTTCTTATGATTATAATAGGATCTCCGTTATTTCCTGCAGTAGACCAGTGATTAAACTGCCTCATTGATGGAGTAGTAGACCCAAATCTTATGGATTGGCCAAACCTTGATTCTATTATGGTATCGCCTTCGAATGGAGTCAAAGACTTAATGTCCTTTTCTGCAAACGAATAACCCTTTGGAAGTTCTACGTTGTCTGTTTGCGATTGTCCTGGATAACTTGGCTTCTTTTTGTACTGAGACGTAAAGTTTGCCCATTCTTCCATATTAGGAAAGGCGTTGTGATTCACAGAGTTCCACACTTGAAACGGAGGAAAGTAGAACATCCTTTGACTGTTGAAGTTATCGTTAAGTCCATGGAAAGGTCCTCTAGTTATAAAGACGATTTCTCCAATCACAGGTAACTGCTTAATTACGCTAAATATGGGATAAGCTTCCTTAGAAACAGATCCCATAGATATATTGTTTGGACTGTACAGGAACTCAAAAGATACCTTTCCTATATCGTCGTAAGTCTTAAAATTCTCGTCTTTTATATTAGGAGTTCCACTTTTGAATGGACCCAATACAATATCTTTTACTCTACCGATAATTATTTCGGGTGCACCATCATTGCCTTTAACGCTCTGTGGATTATTCCATGCCATTACTTATCGGTTAATTGTTTTGTACTCGTAGTTATGGTTGTGACTTCCTTCATTAATTGCTCGATGTCTTTCTCAGAAAGCAAGCCATCCATAGTTTCTCCCTCTTTTGCCGTGGCTTGAGCGGCCTTTTGGAATAGGCCCAATAATTTTACCAAAACTTCGTCGTTCTTTAGGCTAGAATCTATAAGACCCTTGATTTGAGGCATCAAAACTATAGCGTCACCAGGACCTTCTATCATGTCGGCTATTTCCTCTATTTTGCTTTTTATAGCCGCGTCTTGATTGTTTTGTCTATTATAAACCTCTTGAACAAGGTCAGATATTTTCTTACCCGGAAATACTTCCTTTTCTAATTCCATGATTTTGTTTAGATATAAATATCTTGATCGTGATTTTCTATTTGATCCTGTAATATACTCAAATAGATAGTTTTTAGCTTCTTTACCACTTTTGTTATGGTATTGGACTGGACGTTAGCGATCTCTTTTACGTAAATAAATAGGGCCTTTTTATTGAATACGTCTATGTTTTCTCTCTTTTTGAAGATCTCCAAGATGGCATCTGCGGCCTTGATTTCCTCTTCCTTTTCGAAAAGATCCATTAGATTATCGTCCACGTACTTGATAAACATCTCAATGATGTCCAATCTATCTATTTCTTCTTCGTGTGGATCCAATACTAAACTTTTGTGAGTTTCGTTGTGATTATCTACCTCTTCTACCTCTATTTTAGAGATCAGTCTTTTATAATTCTTTACGTTATAGATAATCAAGTATCTTTTTGCTATGGTACCAAAATACGAGTACGCTTTACCCTTTGACTGATCGTACAGATGAAGCTTTTGCAACAAGAAAGAGATAACCTCGTACTTAAGATCTTCAATATTGTCCACTTCCGTGTGATAGAACTTGAATGTATGGATAATGTTCTCTGCCAATTTATAAAAGGCATTGTGGATTTCATTATTATATATCCTATTTTTTTCCGCCTGACTTTCAGACAATCTATACCTCAAGATGGCCTCTTCTGCTTCCGAAGTAAAGTAATTGTTTTTAGTCTTTGGTTTTCTTTTTCTTGGAGCGCCTTTCTTGGTTAGTCCTAAGAATTCTACCTCTTTTTCTTCTGTCATAATTTATTTTCTGCCAGTGAATTCTTGAACTCTCTTTTGGACTTGTTTGATTGTTTCAAAAAGCTGTAACAATTCGGGGTCGGATTGTACCCACATTGTCATGTCTATTTTATTTACTAACGCGTTGAACTCGTCCAGCATTACTACGGTATCATTGACAAAAGAAGACTGTGTAATTACAATCTCTTCTAGCTTTCTATTTTTCTGTAAAAGATTCCAAATGACATATCCTACGACTCCTCCCACCCATAGAACGATTGAGATAATTCCGATAATCATGATTAAATTTAATTTTTATGTTTACAATTATTAAAATGCCATTTTTTAATATTTATTCCGCCCTCTTTGTTACAAAAATGACATTTTATAACTAATAGCTTTCGATCTTTCCACTTTTCTTTCAATCTATTTTTATGATCTTCAGTTTTTGGTCCTTTCAATTTTTCTAGTACTTCCTCAGAATGTTTTTTACCGTAGAATGGATTTCTATTGCCTAAAAACATATATCCTTTACCATACATTGGATTCTTATTACCACCTACATCAGCATGATATAAGCTAATATTTTTTTTATGAATTTCGCTCTTAGGAACTTTCATTTTTAATCTAGTTTCTTCAGAAATTTGGTTTATTCCATCCCCTCCGTAAGTCTTATTTACCAAAATTCCATTTCCTAAATCTAATCTTCCTAAATCTTTTATTAATCCTATTTCTATTTCACATGCTATACTTCTATCTATTCCTTCAATCAATATATCTACATCGAATCCATTAGCTTTATTTACTATAAAATGCCAATGTTGATTTCTATTTGCTATAGAATAAGCTCTTTTTTTATTTACACCTATTCCCACATAAAATACTTGATTATTATCCTTTCTTCGATGTTGATATACTATTGACATACTTAACCATATTATCTTTTATTGAATTTTCTACGAAAGTTTTAAGCACAATGCCATATTCTAAACACAATTTTTTAAGATCATCATGTATAGTTTTATTTATTTGTATTGATTTTCTTTCTTTATTCATTTTTAATAAATATGCTTATTATGATTAAATGTATACAATTGTATACAAATTAATTATTTTGATTTTCTATTCTAGATGCCATAAAATCAGCCTGATGTAATATGTGCACTAAATTAGATTTAATTGCAGTATCTTGATTATGCGTAATAAGATAAACTTTATTTCCTTCTTCATATAAAGAGTCGTGTAATTTTATGGCTAAGAATTCATTTTCTGTTA